TGAAGACAGTTTTCAAGATGCTTTGTATGAGGGCAGAAACGAATATGCTGAAAGTTTATTAAATCAAATAAAAGAATGGGAGAAGTCATAATGAAAACCTATGAAATAGAAATACAAAAAGAAGTTACCGAAGTATGGGTGGTGCAAGCAGAAAACGAAGAAGAGGCAAAAGCAAATTATACAGATGGACATGAAAAAATATCTGAAACTGAATCAATAGATTTTAATAGAGTAAAGGAGATTGGATAATGAGCAGACTATCTGACAAACTACTTGAAGTAGAATTGTTTGTAGGTGAGCAGTTGCAGGACTACACAAACGAGCAGGTGTTAAAGCAAGTCAAGATCAAGTTTGGTGTTGATATGTATGTAGAGCATGCAAAGGATTTGCTTAATGAATTTCAACAAGAACTTAACTTTCAGAGGTTACAGCCATGATTTTAGTTAAAAGAATAGATATGGCATTACATATTCAAGAACTATGTGCAGTTGAAAATATATCTGTAAGCTATCAATCGCTTACAGAGACTGTTCCTAAATATTCAGCTATTCCATCTAGGCGACACATAACCATTAGACCGACTAAAAACACGGGCTATTATGTGTCTGCTTTACATGAAATCGGTCATATACTTGGTGGCAATCAATCTCGTAATAACACAACAAAGGAGAAAGAAATTGGTGCATGGATTTGGGCAATGTTACATGCGATTGTATGGACAGATACAGCAGATCGGGTCATGGCTAAAGCATTACGTTCATACGGTATTAGCCAATCTGAAATCGAGGAACTCCAACACAAATGGAATCCAACAACAAGAGATGAGGAGCGAGAAATTGCATAATTCTAAATTAATTAGACTACATATCCAAAGAGCTACTCCGTATAAGAGTGGCTTTATGGATAAAATTGTTCGGTTATTGGACAAGATAAAAGAATGGTAAAACGAGCAAAAATTCATAGCACTAGCAGAGGTTGGGAGAAATCTCTTAAAAAATCTGCAAAGGCTAAAGAACGCCAACAGGAAAAGCGAAGAATTGTTCGGGAAATTAAGGAGGCAAAAAATGGTTAAAATGTTTGTTTTAATATGTGTCGTATGGGTAGAAGGCAGTCGCCATGATGGTGGCGAACAGAAGTGTATCATGCACCAAAGTCAAGTGCATTATGCAAATATAGATCAATGTCGTGCTGATATACCTAAAAGCGAATTGTTAATTGAAGGTGCTATATTTGATAACTTTGGCGAAGAACCAATAGATCATCAAATTATGGCGGGTTGTTTCGAGGGAGCGTAATGATTAGAAGAGAACCAAAAGAAAAGTTTGTCATACATTGTAAGGAAACAAAGTATTACATGGTCGAGATCGAAGCTGATAACTACGATCAAGCCGTTAAAAAGTGGGAAACCATAGCTAAAAGGCGTGATTACACCACATTACACAGAGAAATGGAAACACAAAGCGTGAGTCAAGAGGTATAGAATGATTGATATAAAGATCGGAGATTGTCGGGAAGTGTTAAAAACCTTACCCGACAAGCATTTTCAAACATGTGTAACAAGTCCGCCATATTACGGTTTGCGAGATTACGGAACTGATGCGCAAATTGGACTGGAAGAAACACCCGAACAATTTGTCGAGTCGCTGGTAAATGTGTTCCGTGAAGTCAAGCGGGTGCTTAAAGATGACGGAACTTTATGGTTGAATCTAGGCGATAGCTACTCTAGTGGCAGTAGAACTAGCACAACGAACCAAACTGTTCGGGGTAATACTGATTACGGAGTTACTAGACCACCACCAATTGTGGGTATAAAACCAAAGGATTTGATTGGAATACCCTGGCGTGTGGCGTTTGCACTACAAGCTGATGGTTGGTATTTGAGGCAAGATATAATATGGCACAAGCCTAATCCTATGCCCGAAAGCGTGCAAGATAGATGCACAAAAGCCCATGAATATATATTTCTTTTAAGTAAAAGCCCTCATTACTATTATGATAATGTGGCTATCAAAGAAGAAGCACAGGACTGGGGAACTAGAGACCGAACAAATGGTAAATATCATAATGAAGGTACTGGGTTAAATCCACATACTGGTCTTGAAAAGTCATATGAGACAAAAAACAAACGTAGTGTTTGGACACATGAAAATTCTAAATTTGAAGATAATTTGGAAGAAAAAAAATATCGTCAAGGCATGCACAAACTTCGAGGAGAAAAAATTGTTGTAACAAGACCAAATCTTCCCAAGAAAAAAGATTTAATTGCGTTTTTAAAAAACAGGACAAATGTTAATTTTTTAAATGAACATATTGATGTTAAAAAAACAACTATTGAACATTGGTTTAGGTCTGATAGTGGTTTTTCTTATCCTACAAGAGACGATTGGATTAAAATATTTGATTATGTTAATGATGATTCAAAAGAATTTGAGGATATGAATAACAGATTGACGTATGAAGAATATCACCTTGATGAAGTAATAACAGGTGACAAAAAGAACAAGCGTAGCGTATGGACTGTTAACACAAAGCCCTACAAAGAAGCCCATTTTGCCGTGTTTCCTACCGATTTGATCGAACCATGTGTTCTAGCTGGATCAAGCGAGAAGATTTGTTCGGGTTGTGGGAAGGCGTACAGGCGTGAAATGGTCACAACTGGCGTTCCCGATAGAATTGTTCGGGATAATATGGTTGGCGTTATACCCAAAAGAGATAAGCCGACTCGTATGAATAGCAAGGATATGCTATCATTAACGAAGGAAGATCGGGGTTTTGTTAAGCAATGTGACTGTGATACCAGTGAAACCGAACAAGATCGAGTACTAGACCCGTTTGGTGGATCGGGAACTACTGGACTGGTAGCTGATCGTCTTGGGCGTAATGCAACTGTTATAGAACTTAATAACGAATATGTAGAAATAGCTAAAAACAGACTGGAAGGAGATTCCCCGCTGTTTTCAAAAGTGGAGGTGAGCTAATGGCTAAAAAGAAACAGAAGAATTGTTCGCAATGTAAAGAAAAAATTGTCGCTGGCATGGAACTGGTGATGAATAACCGAACAATTTGTCTTGGTTGCGCTGTTGAGAAAGGAATAGCACAGCAATGGCAAGCACCAATAAGTCATGTTCTTCATTGTGAATATGATGTTTATTCCTGTCCAGAATGCTACAGGAATTACACCGAAATGATGGAGCATCTGGGGTATGTTTGTACCAAACAAGGTACATTCTATAAGCCTACAAATGACCCCAAAATTGTGGTGCTTTATGAGTGATTTACTTACCGCTTACCAACTTACTCGGTAAGTAAAAATGACGGTAAGTAGTAAGTCATTGAAATTGTTCGGGTTTTTGAAGCAACTTACGGAGGTTACTTCTTGTCATGGTAAGTTAGTTTTAGGTCGTAAGTCATTGATTTTAAAGCTACTTACCAACTTACCGAACTTCCCCCCTAAAGGGGGGTTTAGGGGTCGGTAAGTAAACCGACCACCTAACCTATTAACTGGTAACGAAATGGAGATAAAATAAGATGCCAAAAGTAGCAGAGAATTTAACGAAGGAACAGCGACTCGCTGGGTGGAAAAGATTGACTGATAAACAGCAAGACTTTCTGAATAACTTTATGCACAAGGATATGACGCAAACACAGTCGGCTAGACAAGCAGGATATTCTAATCCTGGCGTTGATGCTGTTAGGCTGTTGCGTAATCCAGTCGTTCAGGAACGCTATCAGGAAATGCGTGAGGAAGCCCGTAGTCGGTTCGGGGTAACAATTGATAAGTCTGTTCGGGATTTGCTGAAGATTCGTAACGAAGCGTGGGAATCGGGGAAATTTGGTGAGGCTATTCGGGCTGAAGAACTGCGTTTAAAAGCTACTGGATTACTGGTTAACAAGGCTCATGTGCTACATGAACGCACAGACAACATGACAAGAGAAGAAATACTGGCAAAACTACAGGAATTTCAAGACATAGCACAGAAACGCATGAAAACAGCCATAACCACCCATAAAGACCCAGACTTGATAGAACAAAGTAGCGCAAAACCCAAAAACTAGCATATTTACTTGCAGGGGGTACTCTCGGGTTCTCCCGAACAATTCCTGTACGCATAGGGATCGGGGTATAATCGGGCTTATTATCGGGCTTATTATAGGGCTTTGATCGGGATCGGGCTTGTTATCGGGGTCATTCTTTGGCAAATTGTTCGGGTTAGGATCGGGGTCCTCCTGCCTCCAGTAACCCGAACAATTGTTCCCTGTGGATAGATCCCAGCAGGTGTCCATGTTCCTTCTTCGTAATAAACCGA